GCTGGGACAATGAACTATTCCTTTCAATGCAGAATGGTACCTACACTCATTGCCTATACTGTATGTTTCCTGTTGATCAGATCCTTGGAGTAGAGTTTGTTAAGACAGGATTTGAATTCTTGACCAAAGGAAGCGCTAATCGCCCAGCTGGTTATCATGCAACTACTCGACGTATCCCTGCATTCAAGAGCCCTGATCAGATGAATACTTGGCTATGGAACGTAAACTGTCGATTAGATGAGATCGAACGAGATATGGATCGCCTCTCTCATTGTTCTGAGGGTGACGATGTTCTAATGGCCTTCCCTATGAATCCAAAATCTTGCACTATGTACCGAGGGTGTGAGTTCCATGACTATTGTTTGTCTTGGCAGAATCCTTTGAGAAGGTGTCAAGAGCCACCCTTAGGATTTATTCAAAGGTTCTGGGATCCTTCAGCAAGAGAAGCAACTGTGAAGAAAGACTTAACTTTCCAAATATGAGGTGATCATGACTACCAAACGTAAACTATGGGCTATGAAGAGAAACTGGTTAATTAGACGACTAAAGGGAGCCTCTTCAATTTTCTCAGTTGATACTAATAAACTTATTCACAGTCTCGCACCAGATGAAAATGAAACACATTTACTCATATGCGGGATAGTTATAGCCCTTAAGAAACTAACATATAGAATCTCAGATAGTAAATATAAGGAGTAAGAAATGGCCTACGATGCTGCTGCTGAACTCTCTCGAGTTCGTAAATACTATGCTGGTGACCCTCTACAGAAAAGGTTTAGTGCCTTAGTCACTGGTGAGACTAATGCAGGCAAGACCTTCTTGCTTCGCACTGCTCGTCTCCCTGTCCACATAGACTCATTTGATCCAGGTGGTACGAAGGGCCTTCGTGATATGATCGCTTCAGGTGATGTTGTAGCTGACACTCGCTACGAGAACGACGACCCTTTCGATCCAAAGGCCTACGCCGACTGGAAGAAAGCTACTGATGTTAGATTCCAAATCGGCTACTACAATCAGTTTGGAACCTACTGTCTTGATTCAGCTACCACCTTTGGTATAGCAGTGATGAACTATGGTCTTGCCGCTAAAGGCAGAGCAAGTGAAGCACCTCAGATGCGTGTTGACTATCAGCCTCAGAAGATTGAGATGACTAATTACTTTCGCAAGCTGATGAACCTCCCTTGTGATTTCATCTTGACTGGTCATCTTAAGGAAATAAGAAAGCTCATCTCAGTTGATGCTAAGACAGGTATAGTAAGAGAGGAAGTAAAGTTTCGCTTCTATACTACTGGTCAGGCAGTTGTCACTATCCCTTTGTTGTTCGATGAGATCTATGTATTGACGGGAAGGAATGATAGAGAAGGAGTTAAGCGTGAGATGCTTATTGATTCCCTTGGTGAATACATAGCCCGTTCACGCTTGAAATCTAAAGGTCTCCTCAATGCTATCGAGCCGCCTGACCTTAAAGCATTGTTAAGGAAGGCAGGATTTGATCCTCAAGACAAACCAAAACTTCAGGCAGCATAAGTTTGTTGAATTGATAAACGATCTTTATTAAGGAGGAACTATGACTATCGAAGTAGCTTTAAGCGGCCTAAGCATCTCGTTGTTCTGTGCTCTGGTTGTCTTAATCCTAACAGGATTAAGTCTAATCTCAGCAACAGCCATTGTCTACGGATTCATTAAAGTCTTAGTATTCTTACTGAAGGTAATGAAAGGAGGTTTAACTGACCTAAAAGAAACAGCAAAAGCATTGTCTCAGACAGTAACAACTAACAACTTAACTTAAGGAGGTATTTCAGATGGCATTAACAGACTACAGTAAAATGGAAGGTGAGATCACCAACGCTCCAGAGCCTACTGCTCTGAAGAAAGGAATGGAAGTCAAGGCTCGGATCATAGGAGTTCGCATTGGTATCGTGGACAAGGCTGAAAGCGACTACGATGGTATCTCCTATTTCTCAGTCTCTTTCGACGCTCCTGATGAGCCTCTCGCCAAGGAGTTCAGTGACTTCTTCTGGGATCTCTGTGATCGGGAGAAGATCAAGAAGGTCTCCGAGAAGGCCGAACTCACTGCAATGAGGAAGTTCCGTAACTTCGCTGATGCTTTCGGCCTCGACTACTCCCGCCCGTTCGATCTCGAAGATGATCTCCCTGGGAAAACTGGCTGGCTTATTGTCGGGATTAAGAAGTCTGATGAGTACGGAGATCAGAACACAGTGCAGAAGTATCTTGCACCAAATGCTGGTTCTGGGAAGGTAGGTGGTTCTGCACCTGTTCAGTCAGGCGCACCATTTTAAGTTCGTTTAACCATTCAACGATCTGAATGCAGTAGCAGGGGTGCGTCAAAGGAAAACACTGCTCAGCAAATTCCGGCTGGCTTAGCTACTGTGTTCAGATCAATATGAAGGGAGAGTAAGATGACTAATAAACAATTCCTAGAACATCTTGAGATTGCTACAGCTCGACGAAGGGAAATCCTCAAGAAGAAAGAAAAAGAATACTCCAATGGGAAGGATCGGTTGGAACAGTTTTGGCGCGCCGGAGCTGCTCAAAATATCCTTCCTACTGAGGCCTTAGTTGGTATGGCTACGAAGCACTTCACCTCCATCACAGACATGGCTAAGGAACCTACCAACTACACTGGTAATCAGTGGAATGAGAAGCTCGATGATCTGAGAAACTACATGGATCTCCTCGATGCTCTTGTCACAGACATTAACGAGTAAAGGAGAAGGCAAGATGACTTGTGATAACTGTAAACCAGATAAGATTGGAAATATGATCTTCACTGATAGGTCTGGGTATTGTTCTGAGTGTGGAGATAAAGTACTATCTCAGACAGTAGATAATAGTAAGTGGGATATCTACTTCCACTCTATCTGCATTGCAGTCTCAAGCAAGTCACCTTGCCTCTCTCGCAAAATAGGTGCTATCCTCGTGAGGGATCATTCTATTGTATCAACTGGCTTCAATGGTCCTTCACGAGGTATCCCTCACTGTGGTCAGCCACGATTGCTAAGTGATATAATCCTTAGTGATTATCTTCTTCTAAGTTTCAAAAATCAAGTAACAAGAAAAAGAATAGACTCTGAATGCCCTCGTAAGATCCTTGGCTATGAATCCGGAACTCACATGGAGCTTTGTCCAGCTCAACACGCTGAGGTCAATGCAATATCTAATGCTGCACGTCTGGGCGTTTCAGTTCTTGGCTCTACTCTATACATGAACTGTGTAATTCCTTGTAAGAATTGCTTTGGTGCACTAATCAATGCAGGGGTTATAGAAATAGTAGTAGATGATATAAAGGTCTACGATAAACATACGCAATACTTAATTGACAACTCATCAATCAAAGTTAGGAGGTTCTCATTATGACAGACGCTGCCGAGTACAAACCACGCTTCTCATTTGAAATCACTGAGGAACAGATGCTTCGTGCTAACAAATTCCTTGCTCAGTACGGATTGAGAAAGGCCATATTTGGAAAGGTCTTGGATGAAGTACTTGACTTGATCGAAACTCATGGTGGTATAGCTATAGGTATCATGATGACTGAGCGAATCAAGATCAAGGACATCTTACCCACAATGAAGGATGTCACTGCTGCTACAAGCAAGAAGAAAGGCTAAGATTATGGCTGACCTAGATTCCCTTGGCTATATATCAATCATAGATATGGAAACTGACGAGGCTATTGACACGCTACGTCAGATACGACTGAGTCGTAGAGTCCCTGACAAGAAGCCAAAGAAAGAAACAACTAAGCAAACGACTAAAAAGGTAGTGGCTATGTTAGATCCTGATATGGCCAGCGAGTTATTAAAACTATTACAAGGAGGAAATAAGTAATGACTATCCAGGTTGGCAAGGTTGGTATGATTCCTACTTCATCTGTATTGGTTGCCGAGGATAGGGCAAGAGAGATTATGGGAGACTTGGACGCTCTCGAGAGTAATATGAAAGAGAGTGGTCTCATCTCTCCATTAGCAGTGAGAGATTTAAAAGATGGTACATATCAACTTCTTGCTGGTGAGCGTCGCTATACAATACTAAGACGAAATGAAGTAGCTGAAATCCCAGTCCGCATCTATGAGCAGGAGTTATCAGATCTCGAAATGAAGATCATTGAGAAGTCTGAAAACTTCTTCCGTAAGGAGATGGAATACTGGGAAATGGATAAGCTTACTCTTGAAATCCATACGCTAAATCAAGAGCTTCACGGTGCAGTCAATACACCAGGCCCTGGTCAAGAGGGTTGGTCTATGGGAGATACAGGAGACGCTATGGGCGGAGTCTCAACAGCTACTGTCTCCCTTGCTATAAAGCGCGCTCAAATCCGTGAGGCCTGTCCTGAAGTCTTCGATGGCTGTAAGACTGCCGCTGATGCTCTCAAGATGATTAAGAAGATGGATGAAGCAATCGTCAAGCAAGTGATTGCTAAACAGGTGGAAACTAAGAATGAGAATACTGGATCGGCCCTCTCAGTCTTAGCCAAATCCTACATTATCAAAGATGCCTTTGAAGGAATCAAGGGAATCCCTTCTGGTGTGTTCCACCTTGTCGAGATTGACCCTCCTTACGCAATCAAGATTATGGATCAGAAGAGGAGTGAGGGAGAGTCTCAGTATCAAAGAGAAGACTACAACGAGGTCCTTGCTGATGTCTATATGAATGGTGACCCTAAAGGTGATTGGAAAGGGATGAAGTACCTATTCAAAGAATGCTATAGGGTAATGACTGAACACTCTTGGTTGCTGTGCTGGTTCGGCCCTGATCCTTGGTTCGAGGAGATGTATAAAGCTATCAAGGGTGCAGGCTTCGAGACCACAAGGATGGCTCCCATCTGGGTCAAGCCTTCTGGTCAAACTAAGCAACCAGAGACTCGTCTCCCTAACGCTTATGAAATGTTCTTCTACGCATGGAAGGGACGCCCTGCTATAGCTAGGCAACGCGGAGGGAATACATTTGTCTATTCCCCTGTCCCTCCTCAGCAAAAGTCTCACCCAACTGAACGTCCTATTGAGATGATGAGAGATATCTATGCAACCTTTGCTTTTCAAGGCTCGAGAGTTCTTATCCCTTTTCTTGGTTCAGGGAGTGGATTGATAGCTGCTCACCAACTTGGTATGACAGGGATAGGATTTGAACTGACTAAAGCATATAGGGATTCATTCTTGGTTAAGGCCAATGGACTGTAACAAGAAGAAATTTAAGACAGAGACAGATGCTTTAGTGATGGCATCTAAGTTCTTGCGATCTAAAAGCTATAATGGTAATACTTTAAGGATCTACTATTGTGATGAGTGTAGAGCTTACCACCATACTAAAAATGCAAAAGTTCGTTTAATCAATAAACGCACTTAATAAGGAGTGTTATGCGAAACACCTATGTTCATCCCTCAGGCCCTACCGATGCAAAAATTGCAGGATGCGGCGAGCAGCCAGGTTATCAAGAAGTCCGTGCTCGTCCTCCAAAGCCATTTGTTGGTCCTGCTGGACAGGGCCTTGATGAATGCTTGGCGATGGTAAAGATACCACGTAGGGAGATGTGGCTTACCAATGTTATTAAGGACTTGGATGCGCCCTTGGCTCACTACATCAACCTTGATACGAGAGGGAAGTGGACTATCTCACCTGATGGTCTGGAGTATATTAATGAACTGGGACGGGAGCTTCGAGCCCTCGATCTGAACTGTGTCGTAGCCTTTGGCAATATAGCCCTATTAGCCTTGTGCAATAGGGTAGGAGTTACCAAATGGCGGGGCTCAGTCTTGGACTCTACTCTCGTCCCAGGTCTTAAAGTAATCCCTACATTCCACCCAGCTACCTTCATACCTCCCAAATTTAATTTCCTTAACAAACCCCTAATCTGCGAAGACCTAATGAGGGCCAAACATGAGTCTCAATTCAAAGACATTAAACGACTTAGTCGACAAGTCTACACTCGCTGTGATTTTAATCAGACGATTAACATCCTTCGTAATTGTTATAGGGTCGGACGTCTTGGGCAAATCCTTGGCATCGACATTGAAGTTATTAATAGAGAGGTTGACTGCATTGGAGTCAGTTGGTCGCCGAGCGATTCAATCTGCATCCCCTTTAGATTCTCAGGAGGAGATTATTTCACAGTCGAAGAAGAACTAGCAATAATGAGAGCTATTGCCTACATCATTCAAGATGAAGACATAGCAAAGGCTGGAGCTTCATTCATCTTCGACACTCAATTCTTGTTACACAAGTACGGTATCCAACCTCGTGGTTCACTCCACTGTACACAGATTGCTCAGAAAATATCTTATCCAGATTTCCCCGCTGGCTTGGATGCAGTAACCACTATGCACACTGACATTCCCTATTACAAAGCTGACGGTAAACAGTGGATGAAGATGGGCCTTGGCACCTGGGAGCAGTGGTGGAACTACAACGGCATTGATGCTCTAGTCCCAGTTGATGCTATCCCTAAACAAATTGAGGTATTGAAGAAGCAGCATAATGCTGAGACCTATGATAGGCAGCGGAAACTAATCAAACCTCTCCTCTACATGGGAGAGCGAGGCATAAGGATTGACGTTGCAGGAATGATGGACTATGAAGTTGAACAGAGTAAGACCCTTGCTGAGCTCGATCTCCAACTCAAAGATATTGTAGGGCGTGAGATCAACTACAATTCACCCAAGCAACTCATGGACTATTTCTATAAGGAACTTGGTAACAAACCCTACAAGAAGAAGAATACCACTGGAATCTATAGCGACTCAATAGATGTCGATGCTTTGAAAAGGTTAGTTAGGCAGGGAGGGAAGGCCTCTGA